TGAGGTGTTGCTAATTATAAAAGATACACCAACCATACCATTTTTATCTTCGGAAGCATAAAAATTTCTAGCTGCTGCACACATTAGAACTGTTGGGTGTATTTGTGATTTTATTGTTTCTGCTACTTGCATCATTTCATTATATGTCATTATGCTCTCTCCTTTTTTATTAAAGTATTTTTATCTTCTTTCATTAAAATGTAATTTAATAAAATACCTTTAGGTTCATTTTTATCCATTTTATTAAGTTTAATTGTATTATTAACAATATTGTTACATAATAATTCAACTCTATTTTTATCAACGAATAAACCATTTTCATTAAGTAAATCTTGCAAACGATCTACTCCAACTTTAAAAGCTATGTCGTCAATTTTTTTTTGTGTATTATTCATTGTTCTCTCTCCTTTATTAATTGTTAATTTATTTAACATATAAATAATCTATATTTTTTAGTTGTATTGTAAATAGCTAATAAATGGCTATTTTACTAGCTTTTTTAACTAATTTAACCCTTACAAGTTTTATTTCTTGTTTTATTTTCAAATCAGATATAAAAAACGAATCAATAAAGATATGAATATAAAAAAAAAAATGCTAGAGAGAACTGTCGCAAGACAAGTATTTATATTTTCATATCATAATACTTATAACTTGGTAACAAGTTGGTGTTGGGCTTTAGCCTCTCTCTCTAAAGTCCAGCACATAACAGGGAGAAAACGAGATGAAGCAACTAGATATATTTGATACTGACTACGAGTCTTGTAATTATACTGACACAAGCCAACAAGCACTTGCCACAATAAAACCTAAAATAAAAACTAAAAGAGAAATGGTTTATGATTTTGTAAAACTACAACCATCTACTAATTATGAAATATCAGATGAATTAGAAATGCCTTTAAGTTCATGTTGTGGTAGGATTAGAGAATTACAAATTTTAAATTTGGTAGAGGACTCTGGTTTAAGACGAGAAACTAAATATGGAAAACAAGCTATAGTATGGCAAATTAAACGAAAATGATAATTAGACCAATTAAAAAACCACAATACGAAAATTGGCTTTTAAAAAAACATTATGCTAAAAGATTATGTTCAGTTAGTTATGCTTTTGGATTATATATTAATAATATGATTGAGGGAGTTATAACTTTTGGTATGCCACCTAGTTCTACATTAGCTGAAAGTATTTGTGGTAAAAAAAATGCAAAATATGTATTAGAATTAAACAGATTAACTATAAGCGAAAATTTACCAAAAAACACTTTAAGTAAATTTGTTTCACAATCAATTAAGTTATTAGATAAACCAAAAATAATTGTTTCATTTGCAGATAAAAATGTTGGACATTCAGGCTATATATACCAAGCAACTAATTTTATTTATACTGGTCAAAGTAGTAATAATTATCAATATATAGATGAGAATGGTATGGAATTTCATTTTAGAAATTTAGGACATTATCAAGATAATAATAAATTAAATGTATCTTTGGTTAAAAAAAGATTAAATGAAGAAAATATTAATAAAATTGAAATAGCTAACTATTTAAGAAAATATAAAGGTAATAATACTGCAAAACAAATAGATAAATTATATAATTATAAAGATACTGCTGCTCATTGGTTTAGAACGGATAAAGGTTTTAGTTTTCCAAATGTAGATGATTGGATAAAACTCAAAAATATATTAAATTTTGATAATACTTATGATGATATTATGACAGCTTATAAATTAGTTCCTGATGTAAGCGAAATAATTAAAAAATTAAATTTAACAAAACAAAATATTGATGGAAAACATAGGTATATTTTTTTTAGTGCTAATAAAAATGATAAAAAGAAATTTTTGAATGATTTTAAACTTGATAAAAAACCATATCCAAAAGATAAAAATAGAAGATATGACAATAATACCTATATTGGTGGACAGATGTTATTGATATGAAAAAACCACCCACAAAAGCCGAGAGAGAGCATATGAGCAAGGTTGCTAGTTTAGGGTGTTGGATATGTCAAAGACCAGCTAATGTGCATCACATACGTCCCATTGGGCTAGGAATAGGCAGAAGATCAAGCCACTATGATACAATTCCATTATGCCATTCTCATCACGTTGGAAATTTTAGCATTCACAACTGTAAGCAACAGTTTGAAGATATGTATGGGAAAGAAACTTTTATATTACAGCAAGTAAAAAAATTAGTAGCAGACATGGAACAATCAAACGACTTATTTAATTTTTACAACAAACATAAGGGAGAAATATAATGGCCGAAATGAGAGATGAACACTTTGAAGTAATATCTAACAATAGAGCAAGAGAGTATGAGAAACAAAAAAAGACCACAAATATAATTAAGACTCTGTTAAACAGATATACAAAAAAACAATTAATCGAGATGATCGAGAAAGAGAGCAAAAATGTCTAAAAAAAAAGGTTACTTCATTCTATACCGTGATTTGTATTCTAATCCGATTTTCAAAAACTTACTACAGGCTAGTTGCTGGATATATTTTATAAGTTCTGCATCACACCAAGATAAGACTTTAAAGTTTTTAGGAACTGATGTTTTTATAAAACGAGGCGAGGCTATTATGCCTTTAAGGGTAACAGCTAAAAGATTTGGCATGACTTATAGCGAGATGAGGTCATTCATACTACGGCTTGTGCGTAAAAAAATGATAGGCACTAGAACGACCCAGCTACAGCCCAGCAACAACCACCCTAGTCGAAAAGTATCGATTATTAACCTTATAAATTACGACTTATATCAGTATGTAGAATCAGAAAAACCACCTACAGCCCACCTATCGCAACAAGTGTCAATACACAATACTAATACACATATACTAAATACTGTTGTTAAAAAGTCTAGCAAGGAAGATTATGAAAAAATAGGAGATGAGGGTCATTACGTTATACTCCGAAAAGACAATAAGAAGTATTTGAAACATAAATTTAAAGATGAACCAATAAAGGCTTATTGATGTCTGCTATACTAAGAATATTTAAGTATGTTAGAAAAAGGTTGATTAATCTATCTATTGAAAATAAAAGGTTAAAGATGCAACTTGAATTTTATAAAGCTATTGTGGAAAGTGATAATCATAAAAAACATTAATGCCACAATTAGAACACATTTCATTTGGCAAAAAAAAGATTAAGGTTAGATTTGAAATCCTAAAGCAAATGTATGCTTATTATGAACCCAATAAAAACTTGCTTGTGATTGATAAGAGAGTAAAAGGATTAAAGCTATTCAATACGATAATGCACGAGTTATTTCATATTATAATTAATCTAACTGATATAAATGTTAATAAACGAGGAGAAGAACCTATTGCACAGGCTATTGGAGATGGCTATGAGAAAGTCTTTAGACAGAACCCTAAACTATGGAAATTACTAACCAAACTATTAAAAGGATAATATGAAGATAGAGATCGCAGATATAAATACTATAAAACCTTATGAGAACAACCCAAGAAAATTATCAGAAAAAGCAATAGAAACTGTTGCTATGTCATTAAAAGAATATGGATTTAGACAACCTATCGTAGTTGATAAAGATAGAATTATTGTTGTAGGACATACTAGGTTTAGAGCCTCTAAAAAATTAGGTTTTAAAGAAGTCCCAATTACTATTGCTGATAATCTAACTACCGAACAAATAAACGCATATAGAATAGCTGATAATAGAACTAGCGAAGAATCTGAGTGGGATAATGAGTTACTTAAAATGGAATTAAAAGAATTAGATTTAAAAGATTTTAATTTAGAACTTACTGGGTTTAACGAAGATCAATTAAATAATATGTTATTCGAGGAGAGAGATGGTTTAACTGATGAAGATGAAGTTCCTGAAGCACCTGAAGAACCTATAACTAAACTAGGAGATATTTGGAAACTAGGTAATCATAGGCTTATGTGTGGGGATAGTATAGATATAAAAGACATTGAAAAACTAATGAATGGACAAAAAGCAGATTTGGTTTTTACTGACCCACCCTATGGAATTAGTTTTAAAAGCGAAAAAGGAGATACAATTAAAAATGATGATTTAAATAATGAAAAATTGTTTGAATTTAATTCTAGTTGGCAATCTAATGCAGATTTGGTTTCCAAAGGAGATTGTTTTTTAATGGTTTGGCAAAGTCCGAGACAATTTCATTTATTAGATTATAAAGGCAAATGGAAATTTTTTAGGCTTATTACAATGTATAAATCCAATAGAATATCTTTTCCACATGGTGCGTGGATAAATAAAACAGAACCTTGTTGTATATTTTCAAAAGGAAAGCCAAGAATAACTAAACAAAAATACATGGACGATTGCTATGTTTACAAACACGATAAAGAAAGTCATAAAGATAGTAATGTTGGACACCCGACACCAAAACCTGTAAAAATGATAGAAGATCATATACTTGCTTGTGCTAAAACAGAAGATTTAGTGTTGGATTTATTTGGTGGGTCTGGAAGTACACTAATTGCTTGTGAAAAGTTAAATAGAAATAGTTTTTTAATGGAACTAGACCCTAAATACTGTGATGTTATTATTAAAAGATGGGAGAACTTTACAGGCTTAAAAGCAGAATTGGAAAATGGACAAAATTAAGGCAAATACAACAGAAAAAAGGCAAGGTGCTGGAAGGCCTAAAATCTATATAGATACAGAAATCTTAAAGAACTTAGCTTCTATTGGGTGTCCTGACTATGAGATAGCTAGTGTAATGAATATATCAGCTAAAACATTAAGAAGAAATTATGCAGATATTATAGACCAGTTCAGGGAAAAGGGTAAAGCTAGTCTAAGAAAGAAGATGTGGGATAAGGCAGTTAAGAAAGATAATACTCATATGCAGATATGGTTAAGTAAAAACTATCTAGGTATGAAAGATAGAACTCAAACTGAATCTATTAATGAGCCTTTACCATTAATTATAGATGCTAAAGCAGAAGATATAGATGGCTAAACAAAAATTTACACACTTTATTCCAAGAGATAAACCAGCTAAAAGAGGTGCTGGAAAACATAAAAAGAATAAATCAAAACACGAAAAACGACAACAAAAACAAACAAGGTATAAAGGACAAGGGAGATAATATGGAAGATATAGGAGAGAATACTTTTCTTAAATTAAGAGAAGAAAAATTAAGACTCAAAGAAGAACTAGAGCAAGTTAAAATACAAAGAGATATGGCATTAAGAAAACTTAATAAAATAGTGGAGTTAATCAATGGAAATAAAAAGAAGTAATTTCTATCCTAATGGAGAGGTAATAGATTATTCATTACCCCAATCATTTAGAAAAAGTTTAACAAAAGAAGCCTGTGGAAATTGTGGCTTGTACTCAAACCGAAGATCATTCTGTGGACGTTACGGTGCTAAATTTGTGAAAGATAACTATATCTGCAATTCTTGGAGAAAAAGGTTCTTTCAAAGATAGTTTTATGATATTTTAGCTAAATGGCTAAATATAAAAACAGAACTGTAAAACTTAACAAACCTATGAGGGGAGATGTTAAGAAGTTTAAAGTATTCGTAAAGAATAGAAAAACAGGCAGAGTAGTCAAAGTTAATTTTGGCGATAAGAAGCTATCTATTAAAAAAAATATTCCAGCTAGAAAAAGATCATTTATGGCGAGGTTTCGTCCTATCTTGGCTAAAGCTAAAAGATCAGGCAAACAATTAAATACAACTCCTGTTTATTGGGCAGTTAAATCATGGCAAAAAGGGTTTAAAGTATGATTAAAAACTTTAAAGACATAGTAATATTATTAATCACAAGTGGTGTTCTAATACTTCTTGGAGTTATCATCATAGGAGATTATTGGGTAGCATTAGAAGAAAACAGACCTGTTGATGAAAGTGTCATAACACTTATGAAGATGTCAGTTACAGGATTGATTGGTGTTATAGGTGGTTACATAGGTGGTAGCAAATGAGAGATAACAAAGTTTTAGAGTCGTTTAAAAAGAAAATAGAAAAGAATTTAAAAGAGATGAATATTTTTAAGCATCTAAGACAAGAAGTAAATTATGGTGCTAATGGTACACAAGGCTATGTAATTAAAAAAGGTATTAACAAAGGTAAAGTTGCTAAATGAGGTTAAGTATGAACTATTATTTTACAGGTGGCATTATTATAGCTTTTATTATTTTAACAATAATTGCGAGTCCTATTCAATGACAAGAAAAACTAATACAATGTTAATAGGATTACTAGGTACAATTTTATTAGGTTTAGCTACT